AGCTACGAGGTTTGTAACACTAAAGTCATTTGTGTTTCCACTGGTATCGTCTCCAAGTGCAGAAGAATCAGCAAAGGTAAGTCTAAAACCATTCGTGCCATAAGTAATACCACTTAATGTTTTTGGAATCCATCTACCAGTTGAGGTATCAGTTAAGCCAAAAGTGTCAGGTGTTAATGCTGAACCATCTACTTGATTAAATTCTGCAAGGTAACCATCAAAATCATAAGAACCACCAGATGCACTGCCTATATAAAATGTTGCTGAACTATAATTAAATTGAGTAGTATCAGCAGAACCAGCATTTGTTTGTGTAGAAAATGAAGTAATCCTATCTCCGTCAACATATAATTTAACTCTATCGGCTGCTGTACTATCGTTAGTGTTTACAGATAACATGATATGATACCATTTACTAGTATCTTCGAATGTTCTATTTGTAGTGTAAAGATGATTAGATGGCGACCCTATTCTAGTAGAAATTGTATTATCAGCATTAAATCTTATATAGCCATCATTAGTTGATGAACCATCATAAGTATCAAAAATATGTTGTACTGCATCTAATGTACATCTTTTAACCCAAACAGAAATAGTAAAAGTATCTCTATCTCCAGCATCATTTGTTCTTGATAAAAGAGCATTATCAGCATCATTAAATATAACACTATTCGCAATCGTGCCATTATTAGTAAAAGGTACAAACTTACCGACTCGTCTCCCAGTTCCTGTGCCTTCGTAGATTATTGGAAAAAAATGTTCTTCGCCGTTTGGTATTGTTGGTGTTGCCATATTATTAACTCCCTTTATTTTTTGAACATAAAGATAAAAAACCAGTTGGTGGTGCATAGTAAAATTTACCAACACCATTCCCATCAGCAGCTCCAGCACTGCCACTTGTTTTAGAATTGTTAAATGTATCGTCTTGTCCAAAGTTTAAAGTCATTACTTGAGATAAAGTTGAATACATTGTAATAAGATATTCTACACCAGCAGTTCCTCCAGACCCTAAAGGTGTGCCAGAGTTTCCTGCTGGATTCCCAGAACCAAAGTATGTATTGTTTTTTGCTAACCATATTTTTTTATTATCTGAATCCCATGCAAAACCAAAAACATCTCCAGCAGATGGTTCATTTGCATTAGTCCAAAAATCACCATCTGTCCAATTAGAACTACTATAAAAATTTGAACCATGATAAAAATTGGTAGTAATATAATCAGTAAAGTTTGAGTCAGGAAATTGATCTTCTACATCTCTAAAATAATGATTACCATAATTCCAGTTCCCTTGAGTTTTTGATACTGTACAAAGTTCCCAGTACCATTTTCCTGAAGTTGGGAATGGCATAGTTGCATCTATATATTCAATATTTCTCATTTCTAAATTACCACCAGTTAATTCACCTGCTGCTAAACCATCACTAGATATAGGATTTAAAGTTGGAAAATTATTCGTAGGTGTATCAAGAACTTGGTCGTGTGCTCCAAGTCCACTTGTGGTAAAATCATTACCGTTTCCGGATTCGTCGTCCCCGAGGTCAGCACTATCTCTGCCATCGATTTTAAATCCGTTACTTCCGTAACTACCACTATATTCTTTAGGGATCCAGATCCCACTACTGTTTACTTCTCCGAAGTTTTCTGGTCCATAACTAATACCATCTAAATAATGTATTTCTGCTGCATATCCATCATAATAATTAGTACCTCCATATAATCTAAAAAGTCGTAATGCCAAACCACTTGTCCAAACATTTGCATCAGCATTTAATGTTGGATAACTCTCTGTACTAAAACTTGTTTCTCTTTGTCCATTTACATAAAGTCTAATCCTGTCAGTAGAAATTTGATTAGTAGAATCAACAGTTAAAACAAAATGGTACCAGGCTGATGGGTCTCGGAAAACTCTGTTTGTAACCAAAGAAGTAGTACCAAACAATGCAACAAGAAATGTATCATCTGATTGAATAATTATAGGAACATCTTGTTGATATGACCAAACATCTTGCCTTGACCCTAATAAACTTCTTTTTAACCAAAGTGATATTGTAAATTGTTTTTTATTTCCAGCACCAGAAAAAGTTTTTTCCATATATGCACTATCAGCAGAATTAAACCTAATTGATTGTTCGATTTCATATACGGTTGTACCTGATCCAGCTGCACCTGCAATAACATTATTTTGAAATACCATTTATACCTCTTGTATTATTTAACATCTAGTGATGCCGCCATATGCACACTAGAACTTGATAACACAACGTAGTCAATACGGTCGACGGCAGAAGCTGTCGTTGTTAGTGTAGGAGCCGTACCCCCAACAAAATCATAAGCAGCATTAAATGACAACGTTCTTGATCCAGTACCGTCCTGACGAATAAAGAACGACCCGGTCTGTCCTTTTTGCACATTTGTTGGCGCACCTAAGTTTCTGTTACCACCTAATCTAACATCAAAGTTTTGACCACTGTTGAAGTTTACTGAGATCGTTGATGCATCAGTTAATGAAACAATATCAGCAACGGCTGACTTTGTAATTCTAAGTTGTTTACCAAGTGAATCAACAGCACTAACCGATATAGCTGTCGTTGCAAATAGTTTAGTTGTATCCGTAATTGAACTACTAATACTTGTTGTGATAACTCTTGTTGAATCTACAGCTGTAGCTGATACCGTACCACCTACCGTGATAGGACCAACAGCACCACCTTCTGTAGATAACGCACTTACACCTACTGGGTCAACAGCATTGTGTACATTTTTTCCATCACAATAAATAAACTTTGAACCACCACGAGGGGCAATAACATTTGTTGTTGTTACGGCTGTTTTTAATTTAACGGTATATGTACCACCTGTTGTTTGGTTATCAACAACATATAACTTTTCAACACTAGGAATTACAATCGTAGAGTTTGACCCTAATGTTCCTTCAATTCTTAATACGGCATTACGAGCCTGATCGGCTGCACCGTTAGTTGCGGTTAATGATGTTGTGGCTCCTGTTGTACTGACAACGACTACACCACCAACGGCTTCGTCAACCATGTCAATAACTTGTTGATTAAGACGATCACCCCAAGTGTTTGCGTTTTCACCATCAGCTTGTTTCTCTAATCTGAGTCTTGTTGTATAATTACTAGGCATAATTAATTACTTCCTTTTACTAATGTATTATCGCCTCCAGCTGGTGAGGCATTGTTTCTCATATCATCCTGTCTTGTTCTTCTAGCTTCATTCAATAAGTCAGTAAAGGCTCGTTGATACTCTTGTTCCCAAACTTGAGCTGCTGAGTAATTCTTCATGAACATACAAGCTTCCTTCATACTAGCATAAAACAATGCATTAGAACAATATTTGGTAAAGAAATTCTCTTGGTGCACTGAGGTTGCTGCTGTTGGTTGGACGATATAAGACATTTCACAATCATAGGCCGATACAGGTGTAGGAGCTATTAGTAAATTATCAAAGCCAAAGTTGGCATAATACCGAGGAACTCCTGTACTTGTACGTTGTGGCCAATAGTCATTTAAATATTCATCGGTCTTTTGTAATAAATTAATACGTGTACCATCAGACTTTAATATATTTAAATTTTTAATAATAAGTGTATTTAGTGGTTTGGTAATAAACGGATCACCAATAACCAGATTTGATGTTGCATATTGTACAACACCATACGAATCTATTTCTCTTGTTAATCGTGCTTCAGCTCTTTCTATAAAAGCTGGGATATCACCAACAAACTCTGTGCTGGTATCTTCACTTGTTGTTTTAATTCTGCTTACTAATTCGTTGTATGTTATACTCATATCTTCTTAGCCTTCCATATTTCAGAAGTACCACCAAAAACTTTCGGTGTCCATATTCCTCTTATGTGTGTTCTAAATCTAGCACTAACTCCTGTTAATACCAAGTTACCATCACCGTTTATGTTTGGCGATATAATTCTTGTTCTAATCACTGGTTGGAAGTTTGTTTTACCTCCCATACCTGCGTGTATACTACACTGATAGTATAATGTAGTTGGTCCATCATTCGCAACAAAGATTGAAGTATAAGCTCCAGCATTACCCGGAGTTCCTTCTGTTACTACATTTGTTGTATATGGTATGGTTCTACCTTCGTCTCTATAAAATCTTAAAGGGTGTCCACTATTTGTACTATCAGATTGGTCAAAGGTATAAAGTGTTCGACTTTTAACAAGATTTAAACCATACTGTTGTCTACCGTCAATAAAATATTTATTATTGCCACCTACATTTACAACCGTTACTTTAAATGTTTTACCTTCACTATATATAACTGGATTAGCCCCAGCTCCAATATTTTCATTACCTGTTGCAAATGTTATTGAAGTACCCGATGCTGATATAAAAGGTCCTGCAAATGTTTCAGCCGCACGGGAAACAAAAGAAATATCATTTCCTGTTATGGGAACTCGTGTGCTTATCTTTTGAGAAACACTACGTAAAGTAGTCGTTAAAGATACTCCTGTTACATTACTTGTTTTAACAACTTCAACGGTTGCCGATCGTAAACTAAATCCTATATTTGCTCTGGTAACAGATACACTCGCATTAGCTGCTGTGGCTACACTACGAAGAGATAAACTTATTCCTGCGTTAGTTACAAAAGCTGTTCCCGGAATGGTTACTGCTACAGAACGAAGAGTAGTCGATAATGAAACTCCTGTTACCGTAACCGATCGGTCTACAACACTTCGGTTCCATGCACCTGAGTTCCAAGTATTTCTACTGTATCCACTAGTAACCACAGACATAGACGATTAACCTCGACTATGAAAGTGTGATAATAGCAGTGGCGGCAGCAGCAGCTGGGAATGAAATCGTAAAGGTACCGTTAGTCGATACTTTATCAGACCCAAAGTCTAAAACAGCAATAGCTTTATTACTATTAGATGAATTATATATTAATGCTCCTCTAGCTGAGAATGTTGTACTTGTAAAAGATATATCAGCAAAATCAATAATTGCTGTTCCACCAGAAGCAGATGTACCACCGAGTGAAATAGTCACACCAGTTAGTGTGCCTCCACCAGGAGCATACCCACCACTCGATACAACTTCATTAGACGTTGAGTACGCAGCCGTACCCGCAGACAAAGAAGCCGCACTTGTGAATAAAGCTATCTTTAAGGTATCAGTTTTAATCTGATGCCCTTCTTGTAAAACTTCCGATTTAAAGGAATTACATACAGCTTGTGTAATGGCCATTTTTAGTTACCTCTCTTTGTAAATGTTGAATCATCAGGACTCCACCCAGCATCACCAGTTGTAGCTAGTACGACTTCTGGACGTGCATCCCTCAAGTTTTCATCGTCATTAATCCTTGGAGTTTTGTTCTGCGGGTGATCCAATATATTATATCGACCATCCGTTTCCGAAGCTCCAACTACTAATCCCGTTGGCTCTTTGACTCGTTCAGAGTATTTAAATCTAAACCCTGATCGATCGCAGATAAAGTATGCATACTTACCTTTTGCCATTATAACCTAAACGATGGCTTAATCAAAAGACTAGCTCTTTCTTTATCTGCATACATTGCTGATGTTAATTCTTCTTCATACATCTGCTTTAACATACTGGCTCGTTCTGATGTAATGCCTGGTCTTTTAATAGACATTTTATAAGCTAAGCCTGTTGATAAACATGGTAAGAATCTAAAAGGAACATCAGGATCTTGGTTAGATTTGTTTACATCTTCAACTTTATTAAAGCTAAAGTACGACAAAATTGGTGTGCCACTTGACGTTGTAGCATCAGGGGTAGGCCACAAATATAATTCAGCTGCATCTCTTAATCTGTTAACAGCATACTGTGTTGGTCTACCTGTTTGTGTTTTGTTTGTAATTCTTTGATAAGCTTCCATAGTAATACGTTCTAAAGCTAAGTCTGTGGTTGTTGAACCACTTACTGTTCTATGGACAAGTTCAGTTATATCTATGAGTGAAGTTGGTAATGTGTATTTAGCTGTACCGTTTGTAATATCTAATGTAGCAATGTTTTGTTTCCATAGTAATATACCACGGTTCATCCAGTCGATAAGGAGAAGGTTAAGTGTACGTCGTGCTTCTAGTGGTTCAAACCCTAGAGACTGTTCGCCACCTAATCTTTCCCTCTTCCTTCTTT